GTGACTACCGGTTCCGACGCGGGTTCAATCGCTTCTTCCATTTTGACTCCTAAGAATCCCTAGCTAACTGAGCTAGTGCAGTTTAAGTCTTAATTATATAACATAAAGCGTAGTATGGGGGCATATTAGCATTAACTGGGCTTACACCTGTTGTAACTATAGAAACACCCGTAGTAGCAGAATTTGTTGCTCTTGTAACTGGAGTGCTTGTTGTTGAAAATGAAGATATGTTAGCAGGCGCTCCCGCGGTGTTATTGTTTTCAGATGCAATATTGTGCGCGTGTCCAGGGTCAGTAACGCTGTGGGTATGGCTTGGAACAACCAAGTCTGTACTACCACCAGCGCCTGCAGGTGCATAAAGATTACCCGCGCCTATTACAAACCTATCTGCTAAATTTGGTGTGCTGTATGCTCCATTGCACAATAACCACCCAGCCGGTATAGACGCTACCGATCCACTCCACAGAATTATGCCCCCTACAGGTATGGCTGCTACTGCGCTTAACTGTACAAAGGCTGTAGTGGCTATCTGAGTAGTGTTAGTACCGCTTATTGCAGTAGGAGCAGTAGGCACACCAGTAAAGGCTGGGCTAATGTTAAGCCCACCCAGGTTATCGGAAGTCCATATAGTTACGTCATTAGAGTCTTTAAGCACAAACTTGTACGAAGCAGGAGATAGCCATATAGCTGCCTCACCCCTAGTATCAAGTATTACTGGGTTAGTATTAGCTGTAGCTCCGGTATTGTCGGTATAGCTAGCCAGAGGAGTTGTAGTCCCTGCCGCGTATGTGTATACCTTTCCACCGATTAGCGGTGCGCCAGCAGTTGTTGTAAACTGCATCAAGGGACTAGCTGTTAAAGTTATCATCCGTTAAACTTTCTAAATGGTGTCCATCTTACCACAAACTGACCGGAAGGCTTCCAGCCAATACTTGCTTCATAGCACTTGCCGTTACCTCTGTCTTTCACAAACTTGTACTGGAAATACTGTGTTCCTTCGGCATCTTCAAATGTGGTGAAGTATGAGCCTTCAATAGCAGGTGTTCTGTCGGATGGGTTAACCCCCTCCTCGGATATGGTTTTGAAAGGGGATTTTGCGCCTAGTACGCTGTACGCAAACCCGTACGCATTATTGCGATATAGCCACATGACCCTCAGTACATAGGTACAGATTGCGTTTTTGTCTCCTCTAAGCCAACTTGTAGACTCTATAAACCTCGGTTCTTTACCATCTAGCGTTGAGTCGTAGGTCTGAAACCAACGTAGCCATGAGGGTAGGTTACCTTCACTATCTGCAAAGATAGGAAGGAAGGGGTTAATTGTAAAGCCTACAAGGTTAATTGTAAGGTCTGCTAGGAGGTAGATTAGGAATCTAGTGTACATTTTCTATCCAGCTTAATGTAGGTTCATCCCATGAGTACATTTTACCATCTATAGGCATTGGTGTTGGCGGTTCCCATAGGAAGTCTTTGCTTAGTGTCCAGCTAGGATATGGCTGTGGTGTGTAGAACGCATCTTTTACTGAATCGTATGTATAGCCTAGCCCAGCGTAGTTACCTCTCAATGGAGTGCCACCTGCCTTATGTTTATTGCCAAGTGTGTTATAGCTAGTCTGAACCCATCCAGTTCCAAACATACCTGAATCAATAACATCTTGTTCAGCAACTATTACGTTGATGACCTTTTTGTCTACTACTTGTGCGAAGTGCATATTAATCCTTAGATTGTAATTGAGCCAGATGTTGTCCACTTGTAGACACGGTATCCCCCAGCAACTGTTATGGTTGGTGAGCCTGTAGTGGATGTGGCTGCTGCGTAGGTGTCTGCGTATCTGACGATAACTATACCTGAACCGCCAGTACCAGATGTAATATTACCTGAAGCGCCACCGCCGCCACCTCCTGTGTTTGCAGTTGCGTTATTCCCTGGCGCGCTATTTGCACCTCCAGCGCCACCGCCTCCTGAACCACCAGCACCAGCAGTAGGCCCAGCAGCTTGGTCTCCTCCACCACCTCCTCCACCAGCATAGGTTACAGATGCCCCAGATATAGATGATGCAGTTCCAGCACCACCATTACCACCACCGCCTGTGGTTGCACCAACACCTACCGCACCTGCACCACCCCCACCTCCAGCATTTCTATTTGGTAGAGAACTGCCAGTACCCCCACCGCCATTATTACCTTGTCCACCTGTGCCAGCACCACCAGAAGTAGAAGCTCCGTTAGTACCACCACCACCGCTACCAGAACCACCAGATAAACCACCTACATTAAACGTAGCACCACCTGCGCCGCCAGTAGATGTAATGGATGAAAACACTGAATTACTACCAGCAACGCCATTTGACCCACCAGTTACTGATGTACCGCCAGCGCCAACTGTAACTGTTAATGGAGAGCCAGATGCTACTGCAAATCCAGTAGCTGTTCTATATCCACCAGCACCACCACCACCAGATACAGATGACCCACCACTACCACCTCCAGCAACAACCAGATACTCTACTGCTGATACAACTGGCTGTATCGGTGTTACGGAATTGCTTGCTGAACTTGCAGCACTTACACCTATAGCATTAGTGGCTGTTACAGTAAAGGTATAAGCTGTTCCATTGGTCAATCCGCTAACTGTTATAGGCGATGCACCAGTTCCGGTCAAACTTCCTGGAGATGATGTAGCGGTATAGGTTAATATAGGCAATCCTCCAGTATATGAAGGTGCAGTATACGCTACGGTAGCTGAAGCATTACCTGCCGTTGCCGTACCAATAGTCGGTGCATTAGACCGCTTACCAGCACTATCTACTGTGCCTATTGTTATCAAGCTAACGCGCCTACTATATACCAAGCATCTGTACCTGTTTTGATACAGGTTGCAGACCTATATTGAGCTAATACCGGAGAAGCAGCGGTACTACCTGTTGACAGTACAGTTGTAGTTCCAGGAGTAACTGCACTTATTGTCGTAGCACCAGCTCCTATCTGTATCAAAGTAATAGTTGAACCGATAGCATAAGCTACACTTGCATTAGTTGGTAGCTTAAAGGTATTAGCTGAAGCATTACTTACAGTTACTATCGCACCAGCATCTGAGGCTACTGTCACATACGCTGCGGTTGTCTGTGCGTTTATTGACTGCACTATGATGGGCGTTGTGATGGTAGGGCTTGTCGCAAATACGCTTGCCCCCGACCCTGTTTCATCTGTTAAAGCTGTAGCTAACTGGGCTGAAGTAAAAGAACCCAAAGAAGCTGCATTACCTACAGACGTAACCATGCCAGTAAGATTAGCATTAGTAACTACAGTTGCAGCGTTACCGACTGAAGTGACTCCACCTGTTAGGTTGGCGTTAGTTGTTACTGTTCCTGCAGTTAAACTAGCCGCTGTACCAGTACAGTTAGTCAGTACACCACTTGCGGGAGTTCCAAGAGCAGGAGCTACTAAAGTTTTATTAGTTAGCGTATCAGTTGTTGCTTTTCCAACTAAAGTGTCGGTAGCATCTGGAAAGGTTAAAGTCCTAGCAACAGTCTGAACTCCAGCTAGGGTTAATACCGTAGCGGTAGTAGCTCCGCTAGGGTCTATAGCGATTCTTTTTGTGCCATCAGTACCGTCTTGCACAACTACACGGCTTGTTCCCTTACCTGATATATGCAGGGCTACGTTAGCATCTGTACCTGTTGCAGTTAAGTGCGGGGGTAGCCCAGTAGCTGAGTTTTCAATAGTTACTTGGTTAACCGCACTTGCTATTGACGAAAACTTAACTTCAGCGTTACCGCTAGCATCATTAATCTGTGCTATAACTGGCGTAGTGATTGTGGGGCTAGTGCTAGCTACGTACGTAGTGCCAGTGCCCGTCGTGGTTAGGTTTAGCGTGATCGCAGGAGTAGTAGCTGGTGTTGCTACAGTTCCTGATATGCCGTTAGCTGTGACTACAGAAACTGAAGTTACTGTACCACTTCCAGAGGCAGCGGTATTACCGTTTAGCTTTTGAATAGCCTGTAGAATGGTATCTGTAGCCGCTACCACACCAGCACCAGATGTGAAGCCTGTAATAACCTTGCCAATCACAGCCGAGTTGGTAAGAGTGGTTGCATTACCTACTGAAGTAGCCTCGCCGGTCAGATTTGCATTAGTAGTTACGTTACTAGCTGTAAAGGCAGTAGCTGTGCCTGTTATGTTTGTACCCACAAGAGCCGTAGGAGTACCAAGGTCAGGAGTTATTAGCGTTGGACTAGTATCTACTACAAACTTGGTTCCAGTGCCTGTTTGAGAGGCTATAGATGTAGCATTACCTACTGAAGTTATAGGGCCTGTCAGGTTAGCATTAGTAGAATTATTTCCGTCTAGCTTCTGTATAGCCTGTAGAATACTGTCCGTAGCAGCAACTGTTCCCGCCCCAGATGTGAAGCCTGTAATAACTTTGCCAATTACGGCAGAGTTGGTAAGGGTAGCCGCATTACCTACTGAAGTAGCTTCACCAGTTAAGTTAGCGTTAGTGGTCACATTGCTCGCTGTGAAAGCGGTTGCAGTACCTGTTATATTAGTACCCACAAGAGCCGTAGGAGTACCCAAAGCTGGTGTTACTAAAGTAGGACTTGATGCTAGAACAACCGCACCGCTTCCTGTAACTCCGTTAGTTATCTGAGTAGCAGGTATGGCTATACTTGTCGTAGCTGCTGCGGTTAGTCGACCTTGTGCGCTAACAGTAAACGTACCTACGCTAGTAGCTGATCCATAAGCCCCCGCAGTTACTGCTGTATTAGGTAGTATGTCATTAATTGCAACCTGGGCAGTAACGCCACCCTGTACTAACGGAACAACCTCCGTCCCTGCTAGGGGCGTAGTGGCTGCTGGTAACTGGGTAATCTTTTTATTAGCCATATTTTACTCGTATATAAATGTAGCTGCTACCGTTCCGCTGATTACTACATATAGCCCATTGGAGAAGAAAATACCACCTTCAGACGGCATTAAAGGATACATAGTAGCCGCGACAGGTGTAAATACACTGATAATCGTTTTAGTCGTGGTAGTGGTAGCCGAATCGTAAATTGTAATGGTAGGCGTAGAACTAGCTGCGCTTACGAAGATACCCTTCAGCTTACCGGCTGAAGTCTTTAGGTTGGTAGTTGCTGCTATGTTCCGATAGTCTGACATTTTATTCCCTTTATGCTAAAAACCTAAGTTTATATATCGTTCTTAAATAAATTTCTACTATGTTATCAATGAGTTGTTGCAACGAGCTGTCAGACTTATCGCATACCTCATACCTAGCATCCTCAATTTCTTTCAGCGAGCCTTGTAAGAACTCTATAATATTAGCTGTTTTCTTTGCTGAGTGCAAAGGAATAGCCCCTATTAATCCATGTCTGCCCTGATACGCTTCTGCAAAATCATCGGCAGCTCCAACAATACGGTCATAGAAAATGTTAAGCGCACTGTGCTTACTGAAGCTCCTAGTGTTCAAATGTACGCTATGAGCAACATCACGAGCTAAGAATAGTGTTCCTATAAAGGCTGCCGCTTTCATTGCATCCCTCCTGGTGGCATACCTTCTGGTGGCATACCTTCTGGTGGCATACCTTGCATACCTTGCATACCTTCTGGTGGCTGCATCTCGTCCATAGGCATCATATCCTCATCTCTACTTGGCATTTCGCTTAGCAAGTCTCCGCTGCTAAGCATACCATGTATAGAACCCATAACTATATCTTGTACGTCTGCTTCGCTCAAATTACCTTGCAGAGCAGTGATACGTTTAGTCTCTGCGTCGTACATCTTGATAGACGCTTCAAACTCTTTGACCTTCAGAGTCTGATCTTCTATGGACTTATGGACATTCTGCAACATACCGTGCATTTGCTCCATTTCCTTGCCCATCATCTCTATTTGTTGCTTAGCTGCTTGCATCTCAGGAGATTCGTCGCTATCTGCTAGTAACTTCGGATCTATGGTCTTGGCAAAACGTCTAGACATTTCTTCAGCCCCTGGCCAATCCATGTTCTTAATGAACAGATCGCCAGCTACTTGCCACAGTTGCGGATTACCTTGCAGCAGTTGACCCATAGCCTCCAGCGACTCTTGACGCTTGGTCATGTAACTTGGGCCTGTAGTCACACATACATCATACTTACCCACACTTGGGTTGTATATCTTTTCAATTACAATACCAGTTTGGTCAACTATCTTCTTGACAGGCTCTTGTTGGTTAGGATCAATCTTAGCTGAGTCAGTCGTACCATCTACTCCTATGATGCGTGCTATACGCTGTGTGTCATAGATTTTAGGTATCATATCAACAAGCTGACGAGTTCCGTATCTAATAGCCCTTGCTAGATTGTCTACATAGTGATATGTGCCGGTGTCAGACTGCTTCTCACGGGCTAGTATAGCCTTACCAGAGCGCTCGTTAGACGTAGCGCCAAGACTTGTGTCATACTGCCCAGTTGTACTCTTAATGTCGTCGCTAGCCCCTGCTTTAGCCTGCAAAAGCCCACTTGAAGCCATAGGTGGCTGTGAGCGTTGTGGCAGCGGTAGAGTAGCGCCTTGACCATCTGTTACATCTGGGTTTACTTCTAAATATGGCCAGTTAGTCGTGTTGGCTGTTTTCCATTGGTTTTCATATCCCTCAAACTGACCGCCATAACCTATAAATGGAGCTTTAGGTGCTAGAGCCAGCATTTCTGCTTCTTGGCTAACCCAATAGTTGTACATACGTTGTGCATCTTTTGCATTACGTACCAAACCTGATACATACAACCTTCCGTCCACTTCAAATTCGTTTCCGACTACACGTATTACAGGTATGTACTTGCCAGCCCAATCTTGTGTCTCTAGTATTTCAAATCCGTTAGTTTTGCACCATTTGACCTTCTTTACGTCTACATTTCTAGTTTTTATGGGCTTCATGCCCATTTCTTTCATTTGAACGTCCTCTCTTGAGCCTTCAGTAGCACTTACGTTGCCGTGGTACAGGTTTAGCTTCTCTTTAGAGTGTTCTATGTGGAAATACTCAGCAATTCGTACAGTATTCTCGTTTATCCACTGAGATAAAGACTGATCGCCTACTCCTTGCTGCATAATACTAGAAATTGGGGCTGCATCTGGAAACAGACGCTCGTATTCTACCTTAGTGATGTCCTCAGTGATGAAGCACCATTCAGCATCCGAACCGCAAGGGTCTTGAATGGTCGGATCCATGTACACGCTGAACGAATTACGAATACGTCCGATACGAATGTCTTGGTCAAAGCTACCATCGTCGCAGTATTCTGTCAGCAAGCGGAAATAGCCCTCGCCGTACGTTACCTGGTTCTCGCAGGCTGTATCGTAGGCTACGTCAGCGTCCGAGATGTACTCGATGTGCCTGACGATACCGTCAAATATCTCAGCTACCTCTACATCGGCCTTATCGTCAGCAGGAATTACCTTGCCGCTTGGCCTGTTCTGTCTTTGGTCGTTGGTTACTTGCTTTACGTGCTGTGGGAGTTTGTTGATGGTTAAACATGGTCGTGCATTAATCGTTTGCCCTTGTACAGATCCTCTCGTTGACAATACATCCGCAGGCCATTGCCATTGGTTGTCTGGTGAGCCTGCACTAAACCTTAAATCGTCAAGTTCATCTTCACGGCTTTCAGATAGCGCAGATACAGCCATCGTAAAGCGTGAACGCATTAAAGATAAATACTCTGCTGGTTCTGAATCTCCGTCGGCTACTTTACCGACGATGTTCATGCTAGTCTGATCGTATGCCATTATTTCTTTTTCGCGGTTTTGGCTGAGTCTTTAAAATCTTTAGCAGTCGGCGCACCTTTTGCACCAGGCTTACGCATAGTTTCTTTAGAGCCTGCTGCAATTCTTTCACGTTTAGCATTGATATTAGCGTACAGTCCGTTTTTCATTAACAGTTCCAATTCTTTAGAGACGCTTTAGCTCGCGGTGCATCGCCTTTAGCGTGTTTAACTACTCCTGCCATTCTTGCACAAAATGATGCTTTTCTACCTTCGTCTGCTTTTGTCTTAGGGTTAGGTGCTGGTGCTTTTAAGTTACTATTGTTCTTTGCATTATACTCAGCTCGGCCTTTGGCCGTCATACCTGCTCCCTTATCAGTAGGGTTGTAGTTCTTACCCTTACCTGTGGTAGTGCGTGGTATCGCCATGCTAGCTCCCCATCCAAGAATTAATAACACCTTGCTGTGAATAACTACGCTTTACTGGTTCAGTATACTCTCTATGTGCTACAGGGAACGCAAAAGTCACCGCGAGTGCGTCCGCAGCGTCAGGAGAAGCCAAGCCTCTTGCCCTCATCTCTTTCTTTCCCTCTAAAAATATAGTGCCAGACGAGTTTGGCCGTTTCATTGGGCCTGTCAAGTCTGCTTTTAGTTGTCTATCATCCGCTATACTAGCAGACTTTAGCCATTCTCGCATACTATTCCACATTTCAGCACGTTTATTACCAAAAGCGATAGATTGTTTAGCTCTACTGCCGAAGTTAACGCCTCGTACCTTATATCTCTGTTCTACTAATCTGTCAAGTATACCATAACCTAGGCCACCTTCGTCAATTACTGTCAGCACTGGCTTGTATTCTTCCATTGCGTCGATGACCCGCCCGACGATGGTCATAGTGTCCTCGCCTGAGTACCTCTTTATGGCCACCAAGTCCCGACCCTGGCGCACCACGATCACCGTACTATCCGCCCCGCCCCGCGCCGGATCTACTCCTATAACTATTGGCGCTGTTAGGTCTTTATATCTCTCTCTAGCCATCGCATCGTCCACCAGCATCGGGCTGATGAACTGATCCTCACCCGCGCTAGGGAACTCCCCGTACACTTCAATCCGAGCCTGCGGGGAGTCCTCACCATTCTCTGCAATAATCTGGGCATATACTTGTTTATCCGTGTCCTCTACTGTTCTTGCATCAACTATTCTGGTTTTCCAGAAGGCACGCTTGGCATGGAAACATTCAAAAAAATAACCCTCGTTTCTACGGGGGTTACTGAAAGCGAACCAGTACCTATCCAATATGTTCTCGGTAAAGAATCCAGCACCCACATCCCAGATAGGGTTAGGTATACCACTAGATTCATCAAATATCAGCATCATTCCGTCGTGATTGTGTACACCCGCGTAACTGTCAGGATTCTCAGCAGACCAGAGCTTACCTTCTGCCGCCCAGTACCGCGTTCCTTTCTTCAGGTCGCGCTCCACTAGTTCGCATAGCCACTTAGCCGGTACGAGCTTGGTAGCACTTATCTCCCACCAGTGCGAGTTGATAATCATGGCCTGCCACTTGGTTAATTCACCCCAAGTTACCGACTTTAGTTGACTTTCACTGTTCGCCGACACCACCACCGAACTACCTATGCGAGTGGTCAGCATCCATAATATAAGCCACGCTACTAGCGCCGACTTACCGATACCCCGTCCACTACTGACCGCAGCCCGTAGCGTGTCCATCTGAAGCTGACCTTTATTAGCTTCTATGTGCGCCTTGATCTCGCGCAGCACTTCTCGTTGCCATTGTCGTGGCCCTTTGAAGTTAGCGAGTGGGGTGTTCTTCTGCCCCCAAGGAAAGGCATATAGTACGAAATCTTCAGGATTGTCTGCTAGCTTGGTAGACCAGAGCCTAGCCATTAGTAGCTGTTCCTCGTCAGACTTATATATAGGTAGTTGCATTATGGGCCTAGCGTACCTAACCGCCTAACTTTACCTGCGGCCACATACTCTCGCGCCATGCGGAATATATCTTCATCCGTCTTGGCCTTACCAGCTATCTCTAACCCCAGTACGTTATTAAACGTATCCATGTCCTTTTCTTCATCTGTTTGTCCTGGAGGCGCTCCGATTACTGGTAGCATACTTTCATGCAGCTTACCAACAGTTTCAGCGTACTTGTTACCCTGCCGTTTAGCCAGCATAGCTATACCTATTAAATGCCGGTATGCGTCTCTATCTTGTAGCATTTCTGGCCCGTATTCCGACTCAGCCTTTTTAATAGCGTAAGTGTTGACAGAGAATGGGTCAGTTACAAAGCCAAACAGAGAGTTGCGAGACGGAGGGGCGAGAGCATTAGCCATCTATGACCCGCCCCTGTGCTTCGAGTAGTGCTTGAGTGATGCTGATTTTCTGGTATACGTCAACAGATATTTCCTGCTTGGCCGTCCAGCCGTATACGTGCTGTAGTATCGCTAGCGCTGCTTTCGCGTCGCCTTCGCGGGCGGCTTCTCGGAGTTGCGTGGCGGCTTCTATCTCGCCATCTGCTCTACCCTTTAACGCC